GTTAAAACATGCCGGAGCCACATGCGGTTATCTATGTCACGGAGGAACTGACGCACCTGATTAAAGAGAGTTATTTACCTGTATGGGAGATACGAGGCGATGAGACATTGAACGAATTATGGTTGACAAATGGAAAATACTCATCAGATATATACGCTCATGGAAAGATTGAAACTTGGAGCTATAGGCAACTGAGGGGACACGGATTTATATTTGTAAGCACGAGGAAGACTGTACAACTGAGTGATGTGTTAATGAATGTTGATGTTAGAATACCAAAGGATATCATTAAAGGTGTTGATGTGAAAGCATTCGAAACAATTATAGGCCGAAGAAGGTTAAAGTTAAGGAAAATGTTCGGAGATGTTCTGCGTAGCTACGCGTTTAGGAAGGCAATAATATTACATGGAAGTGAAGCGGAGACATTGAATGATGCGAATCCGCGATTGCATAAAGTCTATGGATTACCAAAAGAACCTCCAATGTATCACGAAGGATTATGCGCTCAAGGACCGTTTTTGGATGAACCAACTGATGAGAAGTTAGTTTCGATGCTGGATTACGCGATCTACAGCTGTGAAGAAGTACACTATGTGGGGAGCGGCGACGGACGCACCGTGATGTGCTTTGCAAAACGATCACCTGAACGGTTCCATAGGATTGTATGGCATTTATATGATCCAATAGCGGTAGATTTAAAGTATAATAATGTTTATGTACATCGTATGTTTGTAGATGGAAAACGTGACATAATAAGAAACGTTAACCTATTGAAAAGAGTGGAGAGGTTATTTATATGGGACGTTTCGACAGATAGAGGTGACATGAGTGATAGAGAGTGGGAAAGGCATAGATTTGCGGAGGATAGACTAGGAGAAGAGATCGCTATGTCTACATCAGGTTTGTTCTCAATGGCTATAATTAAGCACCGGATTCCAAGATTCATGGAGCAATACCATATAACTTCAACTTATTTATTCCCACAGCCAGGAGCTCCATCGGATATGTATGAAGTCCGCAACGTCATGAGATTACGGGGATACAGTCATGTGGATCGAACGAGGCATCAAGATGCTCAGGTACACACAATAGTGCAGAAAGATGTGTGTAAACTTGTAGAATGGTATCATGGGCGCGAAAAGGGTAAAAGGTTAAAGAAAATGTTGTTTGAGTACTTACATATAATGCGAGAGAATGGTTTATATGCTGAAAACGAAGAGCCACGAGCGGATTTATTCTACCTTACGAATAGGTGCAATTATGATATGTGGCGCGAACAGAAGCGTGTATTACGAGTGAGTCAAATTGCGACGATGTGGGTCGGGGGTGATCAGTTATTCGATTATGATGATTATTCGGTTCCAAGGGCGCTTTTGATGCTTGAGTGCTCACATGCAGATGTGAGGGTACTGGATGGGAATGGAGCGGTCTTATTTCTAATATGGCGCTATCCAGATATGTATAAGCGTGGGTTGAACTACGATCCGAGTTGGGCGATGAAGTTCGTGGTCACAATGAAGGAGCCGGTTCCAGATCCACCGGTACCGGATATTTCATTATGTCGTTTTATTGGATTACGCGTAGAGTCATCTTTGATGCGAGTGCGGAATCCTCGCGTGCATCAGGTCAACGATGAGCTTAAACGTATGGGCTTAGACGTCTCGGGGCATTTATATGTCACATTATTAAGCGGAGCGTACGCGACAGATTTGTTATGGTGGTTTAAAATGATTTTAGAGTGGTCTTCACAAAACAAGGAAGAAAAAATAAGACAGTTGAAAGCCTCGAAAGCCGAGGTGATAGAATGGAAGGATGAGATGGCGGAGAGACCGTGGCATGTCCGAAATGATTTAATAGCTGCGCTACGCGAATTCAAATTCAAGATTCAAAAGAGATGGGATGCGCCTGTTGAGTCGTGGCTAGATTTACTGCAGCGCTTATAGAATGTGGAAGTTCTGAGCTAGGCCTGCGTGTTACACTTAC